GCGCATAAGTAGCAGATGCCCTTTTGACTGTTTAAGATGCTTTTTTTGTGGATTTTCCGTTTTTTCTTCTTTCCTGGCTTTGGGAAAGCCATGTCCGAATAGTCAATGCTCATCTTCCGTCTCCTGTGTGTATAACTCATGAGTTCCGTTTAGGATCTTTAGTTCTTCCAGTGATCGGAATGAGAACCCCATCCGTTGGAGCAATCCATAGAAGTCTCTTAGGCATTTCATTTCTTTTTTGTAATGTCCGTAATAGTCGGTTGGTTCGTACGGCTCTGCCGTTTGTGTGAGGAGGATCAGCATTTGCTTTTCTTGGCTCATTTCTGCAAAATCTTTTTTGATCCGTTCTTTTTCTTCTTCTTTCGCTTCGTACACGTTATTAATTCCGTGAAATTCATACACTGCATTCATGCGTGCTACGCTTCCGCCGTCCGTTATCCGGTTTATCATGATCTTCCAGCCTGCTTCTTTTACATCAACTTCTTTCGGTATCGTGATTTTTCCCGACACAAGTTCTTTGATAAAATCGTCTCTTTCCCTTCTCATTCTTTTCAGGATTTCCGTTATTTTTCTTTTGTTTTCCTTGATTTTCTCCGTTTTCTTTTCCTGTTCCGTTTTTTCCCGCTCTTTTTTTATGACTTTTTTTACTACATAGATACTGTCGTAGTATTGATAATAATAGAGCTGATCTTTTGTGTCTTGCAGATTGATTTTTGTTTGATCCTCCCACTGTGACAGATCAATATTTGTTATCTCTTTCCATTTCCCGGTCCATCTTTCTTCTTTTGCTTTTTTGGGTGCAGCTTTTGCTCCTTTTTCTTCCAATATTTCAATCACTACTTGAGCATTTTTCTTTATTTTCTCTTCTTTTACGGCCTGTTTTGCTTTCCATGCGATTTCGCGTGACGATGCTGCGGTCTTAAGGATTTCGTTCCTTTTTTTGACGTCTTGTACCTTCTCCAGCTCGTAAAGGTCCGTTAATGTAAGCTGAAATTCTTTATTTTCTTCGCGATTCGTAAGTGTTTCTTGATCCAGTTTTGCAAGATTTAACCTATGCCGCACTGTACTTTTACTAAATCCGGTCTTTTCCGCGATTGTCGTTTCCGTTTCCCCTAAATCCAGCATAAGTTGGAAGCCTTGTGCTTGTTCGCTTACTGATAGATCGCTGCGCTGCATATTTTCCAGTAGCATCGTTGATATTTGCTCTTTTTCCGTCATTTCTACGATAGAGCAGGGCATTGTTTTTAAACCTGCTTTTCTCGCGGCTGTTAATCTCCGGTTTCCGATCACCACAAGATAGTGGTCTTTTTTGTCCGGGTTTGGTACTACAGTCAAATTTTGCATTACGCCGCGAGCTTTTATGCTTTCCGCCAGTTCGTCAATGTCGGTGTATACTTTCCGCACGTTCTGCGGGTGTATATCCATCTGTTCGATTGCAATATCTTGTATCATCGTTGCTCTCCTTTCAGTATTTTCTCTACTTCCCACCAAGTAAACGATCTTTTGATCCCGTAAGAGTTCTCAAAGAGCGCATGATGTGGGAATGGTTTGTTCTGATCTTACTGTGGTAAAAACCACCACGTTTTCTGATTCTTTCCGTATCCAGTGACCGCAGTATCGATCCGTAAGTCACGCTTTGCCTTATTCAGATCCGCACGCTTAATTCCCTGTGCGTCTGCCGCCCTCAGGACTTCCTCTCCGTTCATCCTCCCGCCGCTCAGCATATCCCGCAGGAACTTTTCAGCCTTATCCGCATCCGTGAGCTTTAGATACTCTCTACATTCCTGCACATGGTCTTTGACTGTTTCGAGTTGCAGCGTGTTCGCGTGAACCTTGCTCCAGATCTTCTCAAGTAGCTCTGTGCACTCTTCAACAGCCTGATGGACTTCCCGCACTTCTTTGTACAGGTTTTCCAGTATCCTGATTTCTCCCGGAATCCCGATCGGCGCTTCCTGCTTGATCAGACTCCCTTGCTCCAACCCGAGCAGAAGGCACATCAGACGTTCTACTTCTGCCGGTTGATCCGGGTTCTTCTCCATCAGTCCGACAAAGTTCTTGTTCTTTGCCATATCCCTGGACAGATCTGCCTTTGTCTTTCCCTGTTTCTCAAGCTCCATGCAGAGACGTTCGAAGTCAATTGTTACTTTCTCCACTTTTATCCTCCATTCTCTCTCATAATCTGGTCGATAAGATTTACAGTCGCAGCGACAATCTCTGCCGAGAACTGCGTCTTATCCGCCTTCTCGTATATCTCCTGCGCCCGCTCGTGCACCTTGAAGCACTCAACGGGCGTCCCTGTCGCATCGCAGAACTCCCGAATTAGCTTCCAGGACTCTGCGATCGGAAAATAAATCTTCCTAAGCTGCTCATCTGTCATCCGATCAGCTCACTTTCGATGGCTTCAAAGTCATACTTCCGCCGCTCAAAATTGCTGTTATTCTTCACAGTAGTTCTGCCCTGAGCCTGGCTTCCGGAGTTCTGCGCTTTCGACAGCCATGAGTTCACGAAGCGCTTCACTCCTTTTCTCGTCTTCCGTTTTTCTGGATTACTGTTACTCCAGGACCGCATTTCCCGAAAGGATTTTCTAACGTCAACACCCGGATAGAGTCTTACATACTCGTTATAATCATCAAGCGGGCATTTCCACTCAGTCCCATCATTCAGTGGTATGGCTTCTACATCTGCGAGCGGCGTTTCCGCGCGCACACTTCCCGAATAGGATTCGGATTCTCGAATAGGATTACGATTCTCGAATACGGGGACATCTGCATGCATCTGCTTACAATCGTTTTCATCTGTTATCATTTCCCCATCATCTGGACTCGGATACCTGCTTTTCTTCGCTCTCACACTCTGGTGCTGCTCCCAAGTTGGCAAGGACAGGTACGGCTTTCCGTCCACAACGTAGCGTTTCACCAAGCCTGCCGACACTAACTTTGATAGAGCTTTTTCTATGTTATTTGTAGTCACACCATCTTTGAGCGGAAAGCATGATCCTTTTATGATTGCCGTCCTCCCATCGAATCTCCCGTAATCGTCACAACTTACGATCAGTCTGTAAAACAGACATTCCTCAAACCAGCTCAGCTCATTTATACTGTCACTTGTCCGAATGGACTCTTTTATGATCCGATTCGGCATCTCATGTCACCTCCTCGATTTCCACCTCTATCCTCGGATTGTGAGCGTCAACGAAAAACTCATCCGAGAATCCCACAATCTCTTTCCAACCGTCATTCTGAAGGATATGAGCCCGCACAAGTGCATCCTGTATGACCTTTCGGCCAAACGAGCTTACATTATCAAGATCACGGCGGCGGTTCTTCTCAAACCACTTGTACCGCATCTTGACTGGCTTTCTAATCCTCAGCCGTCCAAGCTGGCTGTATATCTCAGCCAATATCTTATTTTCGTTCCTCGCCTTCAGGCTCGCTCCCTGATGCGGGTTTGTTCGGCAGGCTGCTATGTAATCGTTCAGATTGTCGAGCCTCCCGGAAATGATTAGCATATGCTGCACTGTTCCTCCACCCTTCAAATGTTTTCTTCATGCAAAGCCGTTTTAGTTGGATTGCTCGCGCTCTATGAAGTTCTTTATTTAAATATTCATTTAATTCCTTTTCATCTACCGGATCACCCGGAATAGGTCTATATATACCGTTCCCTACATTAATAATGCAGTCTCCGTTATTATTGGCTTTTTCTATCATTTTTCTCAAGCTTCGGTCTACAAGACGATCCCACGGTCTTTGTATTGCATTTCTGTGGCCGTCAGGAATTCTTTTAAAATATTCCTCTGCCTGCTCAAATAATTTTCCCAACGCTTCCTCCTTCCTCTCCCCGGATACACCGGGGAGATTCATCATGGCTTACTTAGTATCGTGACATACTGCCTGCCATAATTCGGTATTGTATATCAACGCGGCAGCCGAGTAATAGCCGCGCAGATACCATTTTGTTGACCTCAACAAAATCAACTTGAATAAAAAAACTCTTGCCGAAACTGCTCCTCAGTTCCATAGTGTGCTATATAATATTCTCTGCATCGACAACGCAGATCCTTATTGATTTTCTCCGCTTCTTTTCCCGCATGTACGCCATTCGGATGAAGACGCGGTATAAGCGGAGCAACGAATCCATACTTTTCACATAACTTACGTTCCCGACTTGTATGACTAAAAACATGATGCCGTTCAACTCCATACATTCCGGTATACATACAGTGATCCATATCATCCGTAAAAATACTCCATAGCTGTTTCATAGCTCTACACCGTACTTTTCTTTCAACAAACGCTTTTCATCAGGCGTGGCAATTTCAGCGTCCGAAATCCCTGCATCCCTGCAACATCCGATCAAACCATCAATCAGTCGAGCCATTTCCTCACTGTTAAATGTGTGTGATCCGCGAAGGAGTTTGTATGTCCTGTACATAACCCCGTCGTTACCCTCGCGAACCTATGAGGTCGGCTGAAGGTGGTAGTCTGTTGCATTCGCTACCTTTTCCTCAGCCGCCTCGGTATCCGGGATGGTCATATACACCGCCTTCCCCTCAAAGATTTCAGGCTGTCCGTATTTGCACAGCATCATATTATGTGTCTCAGGATTGGACAACTCCAGCACCTTCGCCAGCTTCCCGATCAGCACCCAATAATAGGCATTTGCATCCAGGCTTCTCTTGCGCCTGTATCGCTTGATTTCAAGGCTCAGCTTCTCGCAGCCTTTCAACTCCTCGTAGGTCTGCCGGAAGTCCTCACAGGGCTCGAACAGAATGGTCAGACGCCCCGTGAGGTAGTCGATGATCGGTTCCTTCAATCTGCCTGTAAATCTCATTTCTGGTCACCGAAATTCTCTTTGATCCACACTAACATACTATCGATCTCACTGTCCGTAAGGTTTTTAACCGTCTTGTTTTCTCCCCAGCTCTTCGCCCACTTATTAAGATCAATATTGTACTTTTTGCACTTATCTCTCAGTTCATCAATCGGAGCGGTCTCCGCCGGTTCTTCGCTCTGCTTTTTCCCAAGTTCAAAGACAATTTTATTATTCTTCTGATTGCGAATCTGTAACCGGTTGATAACTCTTTTATCATCATATCCAATGTCGCTCACATAGAATCGGTCATAACAGGCATACCCAGATCCTCTATCCTTTTTATCTACCTTGCAATCGCCGGAGTTAACAAAAATGAACGGAGCCGAATACAATTCACGACCGATCCCCCAGTTAAAGCACGCCCTCTTGAAACTGTCAGATGCAAGCCCCTTCTCTGCTTCGGTGAAGCTCTCTTTCCCGGTGTCTTCTTTTGACACCCACTGCTTCTTATCACCGTCCCATATACTTACTGTACAGTTCGCATTCTCCCGGCTGTGGCTGCGCATCCAGTTCAGCGGACCGACAGTCTCATCAAGGATATTCATGTCGCACCGGGCATCCTTGTATAACAGCAAGGTCACCCCGGTACTTTTTACGGTCGCGACTCTGCAATCTATCTCATCAGCCCTGAGAGTCCTGAATTTCTCCATCATCCTCGCCTCCATTCTCGATCACCCGGCTCGCCCACATGTCTGCAAAATGCAGGAGCATGTACAGCGGAGTTTCCTTCCCCTGGATCTGATATCGGAATGATCCATACAACCCATTATGCCAAAGGATTGCCTGCTGCTCTTCTTCAGTCAGTTCAATAAAGCGGGAAGCGATTGCAACGCTGCGCACTTCATGGTCCACATACAGCAGGTCAGGGTTTGAGATATAGGGTTTCTTTTCTGACTGATACGGCTCAGGGTTCGGATTTGACCTTGTAGCGCGTCCTTTCAGCATGTTCGGGACATAGTTCGGCTTATTGTACTGTCCCATTTTCCCGAGATCATGCAGGAGCGCGCTGATCGTGATAGCATCCTGCGTCTCCTTGTCAAGATTCTCTGGTCCGGTGCACAACAGGAATGACAAATCCTGCGCAACACACAGCACGTTGTAGCTGTGTTCCGCAAGCCCGCCCTCTTTTGCAAGGTGGTGTGATGTACTGCACGGCGCGCGGAAAAAACCATACTCGTCCATATATGCGATCAGGTCTTCAATGCCTTCTCTTCCAGTCTCTCTCAATAATTCAACGATTCTTTCTTTCATGTCAGTTCTTCCTCCATATAATATCTTTTTAACGTCTCCCTTAATGTCATCTGCCCGTCCTGCCCCTCGGTCAGAAGCTCGTCCACCATTGCCATGTTGCGCTCATGCGTGTCTCGGCAGGTGCAGCGCTCACCGGGATCAAGATAGATCGGAAGAGCGTCGTGTAGGGAAAGAGTGTAGATCTCGGTGGTCGC